GTGTCAGCCGACGCGCGTCCTCCAGGTCATCCTCCGCCCTGGGCAGCACCGTCGCAGCCGGATAGTTGTCCATCGCGTCCGCGTGCTTGTTCATGATGCTGTGCAGAAGCCACGCGCTCTTCGGCCTCAGCGGTTCCCGCTTCTGGTCCTTGAATTTCAGCCGGATGTCCGTCCAATGCCGGAGCCTCCACCACTCCTCATCGTCCGCGATCCTCCGGTCCAGCGTCGCCTTCGCCGCCTGATACCTGTGCAGTTTCTCCCGCGCCTTCTCGATCTCTTTCTTCCCGATTGGCTGCCGCACCGGCTGCACATCAGGCGCTCCCGCACCAAAGCCTTCCCCTGTAGGGGAAGGAGGCGCGCCAGCGCCGGATGAGGTCATCGCGCCAGCGCCGGATGAGGTCATCGCGCCAGCGCCGGATGAGGTCATCGCGCCGGAGATGTTCCCCACCGGCACCTCCCATTCCCGATTCCGATTTGAGTTAAACCTCCCCTGCATCGTCCCGTCCTCCTTCACTACTCACTACTCACTGCTAACTACTAACTGTTCACTACACCCTGTAGAACATCGCTTTCCCCTTCTCCCGCTCCGGGTTCAGGTTCAGCGGATCCTCGCCTGAATATTTCGGCGGCTTCACGCTCTCCCGCGCTTTGCAGGGGTTCGCCATGAGCACATACCGCCACTCGTCGTAGATGTGGTCCTCCATGTCCGTGTCCACGTCCTCCGGGTTTGCCTGGTCGTACTGCAGGGCCGGGATCAGCTCGATGAAATTCCGGCAGGTGTTGAACACCTGGAACATGGGCCGACCGTCCTTGTCGAATGCCAGCCGGTAATGGCACTGCATCAGGCCCTGAAAGCGGTCGTGGTTGCCCGGCAGCCACCGGACGCCCGCCTTCCGCATCAGCGCCTCCACCGTCGTGTCCGGGCCGGTCTGCCCGTGCATCACCGCCGGGTCCGCAATGCCGATGATGGTCCGCCCCCGCAGGTTCGGGTCATCCCGCTCGATCTCCTTGATCTTCCGGCCCACCGCGTCCGGCGTCAGCCGCAGGCCGCTGTTCGTCTGGCCGCTGGTCCCGTAATACTCGCGGATCCTGTACACCCGCCCGTCGCCGTCGATGGCGTACCAGCCGATGGAGAAGGGCCTTTCGTAGCCCCAGTCCATGCCCCTGTAGATCTTCCACCAGGTTGGAATCGGGAACGGTTTGATGACGTGGGTCCAGAATCCGTCCAGGTAGTGCCCGGGGTCGTTCCGCCACTCGGAGAAGACCTGGCCCTGGTAGTAGTCCCAGCTCCCCTCCAGGAGCTGACGCCGCTGCTGCTCCGGGAGCGCTGCCAGGTTGGCGATGTACTTCGGGTCATTCTTCAGCAGCGCCGCGTTGTCGAAGACCGTGCTGGGCACGAACATTCGGGTCCGGGTGAAGACTTGCTCCTCGCCGCTGGGGAGCTGTGCCCGGATCCGCTGCACAATCCGCGTGCCTGGCGGGGCCGGGTCGATGAACTTTCTCTTGAAATAGACGTGCCCGATGCCGCCGGGGTTCGTCGCGTACCGGGCGTAGACCCTCGTTCCCTCGCCGCTGGGGCGGTTCCGGCTCATGAGAAATTCCACCTCGTCCTGGGTGAAATGCGTCGCCTCGTCGAAGCCGATGAAATCATATTGGTGGCCCTGGTAGTTGATCCGGTCCTGCGGATGGTTGATGCTCCCGAACTTGATCTGCGCGCCGCTGGGGAATCTCCAGACGTGCTCGCTCCCGTTGTACCTCGCGCCCGGATAGCACCGGCTGTACAGCCACCGGCTCCGGTCGATCAGCTCCGATAGCTGCGGATACGTTTTTCTCAGGAGGAGCCCTTTGTAATTGGGCACATTCACCTGCCGGATCGCGTCCATCAGCAGCGCATCGGATTTTCCTCCACCCGCGGCTCCGCCATACAGCACCTCGTCCTCCGGTCTGCTGAGGAACACCCGCTGCCGTGGCTGCGGCGCCCACACAACCCTGCTCACATCATCTCGCCGCCTCGTCTCTCCCTGTCTCCCCTGAAAGGGGAGATGTCGCCGCAGCGACAGAGAGGTTTTCCTCCTCGCCGCCGATCTCGATCTCCTCCACCGGCCCGTCATCCACCGCCGGCAGGATCACCACGCCTGTGCTCTCGTCATCCGCCTTGCCCTCCAGGCCCGCCTTCCGCTGGTCCAGTTTCAGCCTGGCCTTCTTCAGCCGGATCTCCTCCGCCGTGCGCTTGTCCAGGATGCCGCCCATGCCCTCCAGGCTCGCCTTCATGTCCGCCAGGATGCTCATGATGTCCCGCGCGCTCTTGGTGTCCAGCTTTCCTAGCTCCACCTCGCCCTGGATGCCGCGCTCTGTGTAGAGGATATGCCGATAGAGCTGCACCGGGTCCGCCAGCGCCCGCTCGATCTCCTCCAGCAGGCGCTCGATCTGCGTTTCCACCCGCTCCAGCGCCGCGGCCTCTCTTTTGATCCGCTTCTCCCGCGCCTTCGCCTGGACGCTCGCCTGGATTCTCGCCTTCTCTTCTTCCTTGGCCTCCACCCAGCCGTCGCGGCTCGCCCGGTTGAATACTGTGCTGAATGGGATTTTCAGACGCTCCGCCAGTTGCCGCAGCGTTTCCGTGCCGGTGATGTATTCGGCCCGGATCCTCTCCCAGTCCCGTCTCACGTCCTCACCCCCTGCCTCCACCTTAGCAAACCAAAAGCGCCGCGTGTATACCCCCTCTTGCCCTGGCTCGCCTGGGCGATGTCGCCGCAGCGACAGAGGGGCCCCACGCGCGCGCGTAGCCCTGCTCCAATTCTGCTCCAATTCTGCTCCAATTTCCGAAATTACCCTACAATAAAACGCGCGCGCCCGCCCGTGTCCGCGCCCGCGTGCTCCAACTACTCACTACTCACTACTCACTACTCACTCGTCCCCTATGCCCTCAAACTCATCAATCATCTCACACAGCGGACATTTCCAGTAGTCATAGCTCTCGCACCGGTCCTTCGCCCATTCCTTCTTGCCCTGGCAGGTATCAAACGTCATCCGCAGCCGAAAACCTGGGCCCTCGCCCCTGCAGCAGATGGCCACGCCTTCCTCGCGGGCAAAATACGGGCAGATCATCTGACTGCCTGACCAATGCGCCGCCTTCGCCTTGCTCTTTTTCGACATCCGCGCACCTCACGATACCCTGTTCCCTATCCTCTGTGCCTTATGAGTTGTGCCCTGACAAATACTCCCTCCATCACGTCGCTTGACCACACCTCGCACCGCACCGGCTCCTGGCCTGGGTAGGCCTTCCGCAGGACTTCCTTCCACACCGTGTCTAGCTCGCCCGCCAATTTCTCAACTTTCCGCCGCGTCAGCTTCGTGTTGCTCACACGGACCTTCGGCTGCACCAAGCCCTGAGAGCAGACCCATTTTTTTCTGTTGCGCTGGGCCTTGGTGATGTACTTGGCTATCGCCGCCAGGCCCTCCTCATTCGGCTGCAGTCTGTCCGCGTTCGCCCAGCCTTTTTTCCAGCAGGCTTCGATCTCCTCCCGGCTGATGCCGCCGGTCAGGAGCATGTGCACATGGATCCTCTTCTTCTGGCCGGATTCGTTATCTTCGATGGCATAGATGTACTTGGCTTTCTCCAGCCCGCGCTTCTTCCGCAGGTACTGCATCCGGCGGATGAAATTCCGCACGTCCCGCTGGCACTGGTCCCAGTTCGGGACGCTTCCGCCATAGGTCAGGGTGACATGCAGATCCTTTTCGGTGAAGTTGGCATTGGCCAGGCGGATGATCCTTCTCATGGCGGCCTGGTGGTTCGCCCGCTGCATCCGTTCCGGGCTGAGCTGTTCCCGCGCCGCCCGCGCCTTCTGCTCCTGGCGTCTCCCGAACACAGGGTAGACCTCCACCTCTGTCACCGGTCCGGCCTGGATCGTCCGGGTCCGGTACTGGAGCCTACCCACCCTCGCGCTCATGGGCTCCGTCCAGCCCCACGCTTTTTCCATCTCCGTGGGAGGCGTCACGTCAAACAGTATTTCCCACTCAAACCCCAGCCTCTGATCCATGCCATCCTCCCCCGTCTTTCACTATGCCCTCTGCATGCCCTATGCCCTGACATATGACCGCTGCGCGCGGTGCGGCAGGGATAGGGGGCCGCGCTCCGGCTCGACCTGTGCCCAGCTCCCAGGCGCGGCCCCCTCCCTGCACCCAACCCCCCATGCTTTTCGTCGATATGTTAATGCTCCATACCAGCCTCTAAGCGGGTCCCTCCCCCGCTCCTTTTTTTATATGTAGATTTAGATCACAATAATCAGCCCGTGATACCCATCTTTGCGCATCTCGTCAACCATTCGCTGACCGACTTTTCTCCATCGGGCTTTTCGGTAGGACTTCCTGTGAAAATGCCATTTGGTCTGCCCGTTCGGGCTTACACTTATAGTCATTATTTCACCTCGTCTCTCCTGAAAGTGTAGATGCCGCCGCAGCGGCAGAGAGGTTCATCATCCTCATTTTCCTTCCCTCTTCCTTCTCATCAGACGCTCCGTCTCCCATTTTTCAAACCGCCGGTTTCGCGCCGCGATGGTGGAGTAGTGCTCCTGGCGCTCCGCGTTTAGCTTGTCGCGCTCGGCGCGGAACGCTTTGTATCGCTCACAGACCATGTGACAATGGGGATAGTCCCTTTCCGGGCAGCCCCTGCATGGCACGCGCAATCTCATCGCCTCCCAGGATGAGGTCACGGGCGGACGTGGCTCTCCGTCCGCCCGGCCCGTCTTTCCGGGCTGCCAAACAGAAAGGAGGTGCCCAGGTCGTGATGATCGGCCCGGACATGGTGTCGCGCCCTGGTGCTGCCCCAGGAGGATCTGACACATCGTCTCGCCGTTTGCCGCATCCGTCGAGAGATCCCGCTCTGGCCCGCGACATGGAAAGCCTTCCCCTTTTAGGGGAAGGTGGCGCGAAGCGCCGGATGAGGTCATTCAGAGCAACGGCAGTTCAATCCCGTGGATCGCCGCCTGCTTCTCCAACTCGTACAGGTACAGGCCCATGTGCTTCGCCTGTTCCTTCCAGCTCTCCAGCGGGATCGGGGTCTCAAAGCCGTGCTTTCCGACCTCGCGCTTGACGATCAGCTTGTGCAGCTTCTCGTACCGGATCTTCGTCTGCAGGTACTCCGCCACAAACCGGTCCTTCCAGTCCGCGCTGGTCATCAGGTCTACGGTGTCTTTTAGTTCCACCGGCTCTCTCGGACTTTCCCCTTCTGTTACCGTCCAATTGTCTTCTTCCAGGATTTTCATCAATGCTTTGACTGCTAACTTGAATCCTTCAGCTCCCGTTACTGTATTGCATTTTGCTTCATCAAAATAGCCGTCAATCTTCTTTAATAGTTCGCCTGCTGTAATTGACTTCATGTTGCTCATTTTTTTCTCCCTTTCTTTTCTCATTTCGATCCTTAAATCAGTAATTGCGGTTTCGTAGCCTTTTCGGAACCATTCCTTGTGCTGCGCCGGGACGAACGGTGATCCCACATGCGCCTGGCAATTCAGTTCCATTTTTCTGATCCACCTGTCGTCCATGCTCATCCTTTCTCCCACTCTCGCCTCGGCATCATCTCATCGCACAGCCCGCAGGCGCAGGCCTGGGGGGCGGTGAAGGTTTTGCCCTGGGTGATC